GAGTCGTAACAAATCTAAAAAACTTTTTAGAAAAACTGCATCACGCACACACAAAAAGAACACCGTAGGTGGTCGCATCATGCGTGGCGGCATAAGACTATAGGTCTATGCCATGCTTCCACCCCCTTAAGGGTTGGCAAAAGGAAAACGGCGGTATTTCCTTTCAACGCCTTACACCCTATCAAGATATTAAACCTAACATGACCGTCCCTTGTGGACAATGTATCGGATGTCGTATAGACAAAAAAAGACAATGGGCAACGCGCCTCGTTCACGAGGCCTCACTACATGAAGATAACTGCTTCATCACATTAACATATAATGACAAATACCTACCCACTTCCGGTTCACTTAATAAAAAGCATTTCCAAAACTTTATGAAACGTCTTAGGAAAGCTAACCCAACAAAAACAAATAAAACAAAAAACGCAATTCGATATTATCATTGCGGTGAATATGGCGAAAAAAATTTCCGCCCACATTATCATGCCATTCTCTTTAATCACGACTTTCCCGATAAACAAAAACTAGATTACAAAGGTAATCTTTCAATATCTGAAAAATTAGACCAAGCTTGGTCTTTAGATAAAAATAACCCTGAAACAAATCTCGGGTATGCCACCGTTGGCGAGGTGACTCTTGAGTCAGCCGCATACGTGGCCGGTTACGTACAAAAAAAAGTAACTGGCAAAAATGCAAAAGAATACTATGAACGTATGTTCACCGAAGATATCTACGATGAAAATAATAATATACAACACGTAGTAGGTGAACTACATAACTTACAACCCGAATACTCAACAATGTCAAGACATCCTGGCATTGCCTCGGAATGGTTTGACAAATGTCACTCTGATATATACAAAGACTTTGTTACCATTCAAGGTAAAAAGCAAAAAATACCAAAATACTACGATGTAAAACTTCACCAATTAAATCCCGTACTCTCGGCAGCGATAAAAGAAAAACGCCAAGAAAATATGCAACTCATGGCCTCTGAATTCACTCCCGAAAGACTTGCTGTAAAAAAGCAAGTATTAAAAGCCAGAATGGCCTTCTTCAAAAAAAATAAATCAATACTATAAAAGGAAAAATCATGCAAATAAAAATGTTCTCAATCTATGACTCGGTTGCCGAGGTCTATAACAGACCTTTCTTCCTACCTAATAAAAACGTCGCATTACGACAATTCGCTAACATGTGTAGCGATCCCGAAAGCCAAATATCCCTTAATCCAACAGACTATACTCTGTTTGAACTCGGCACTTGGGACGATTCAAACTGCAAATTAACACATTTAAAACAAATTTCCTTGGGAAATGGTGTACAATTTCAGAATACTGATACACAAGAAATCTAACAATACTTTACATAACACAAATTATGCGAAGCAAAAAACATAGGATATATTATGAATCAACCTCGAAACCACTCTAAAAACACTCGTCTACCATCTACCATGAAACATCAGTTTTCGGAAGTACCGAAAGCTGAAATACAACGCTCATCATTTGACCGTTCACATGGTTTCAAAACAACATTCGACTCTGGTTACTTAATTCCGTGCCTGGTAGATGAAGCCCTCCCAGGCGACACTTTTAATGTAAACATGACAGGTTTCGCCCGTCTTGCAACTCCTATACACCCAATCATGGACAACATGTTCATGGACACTCATTATTTCGCCGTGCCATACCGTTTGGTATGGGACAACTGGAAAAAATTCAACGGCGAACAAGCTAATCCCTCAGACTCTATAGACTATACCGTACCAACAATGACATCTCCAGTTGGTGGCTATGCCAATGAAACATTATCCGATTATTTCGGAATACCCACTAAAGTTGCTGGACTAACACATTCATCTCTATGGTATAGAGCATACAATCTTTTCTATAACGAATGGTTTCGCGATGCAAACCTGCAAGACTCTGTTACTGTCGACACAGGCGATGGCCCCGACACTTCTACTGATTATGTAAAACTAAGACGTGGCAAAAGACACGACTACTTCACTTCTTCCTTACCTTGGCCACAAAAAGGCGATTCTGTAGATATGCCTTTATCCGGCACCGCTCCAGTTTCTTTTGATGGAACTGAGGGTTCTTCTGGTGGTGCGCCAACTGTATATAGTACTTCTACTTCTAATTTTAGAAAAATGTCTGCGGACACTTCTTTTGTAATGGTAGACAATAATAGCGGAACTGAAGATGATCAATTATATGCAGATCTATCTTCTGCAACCGCTGCAACAATAAATCAACTCCGTCTAGCCTTTCAAACACAAAAACTACTAGAGCGCGATGCGCGAGGAGGTACACGCTATATAGAGATCATAAAATCTCACTTCGGGGTATCTTCCCCCGATGCTCGACTTCAGAGACCAGAATATTTGGGCGGAGCGTCAACACCCGTTAATATCTCACCAGTTGCACAAACATCATCCACCGATGCTACAACTCCACAGGGTAATCTCTCCGCTATAGGTACTTCTCTAGTACAAGGACATGGATTCACAAAATCCTTTACTGAACACTCATTAATAATTGGCCTCGTATCTGTACGAGCCGATCTAACTTACCAACAAGGCTTAAACAGAATGTTTAGCCGCTCAACTCGCTACGACTTCTACTGGCCTGCACTCTCTCACATTGGAGAACAAGCCGTACTAAATAAAGAAATATATGCCGATGCTACTTCTGCCGATGACAATGTATTCGGCTATCAAGAACGATACGCTGAGTATCGTTACAAACCATCAACAATTACTGGAAAATTCCGCTCTAATGACGCTCAAACTTTAGATGCTTGGCATCTTTCACAAGACTTCTCTACTCTTCCTACACTTGGCTCATCATTCATAGAAGATAATCCACCTGTCGACCGAGTAATCGCTGTCTCAACTGAGCCTCAATTCATATTTGACTCATATTTCAATATGAAATGTGCTAGACCAATGCCTGTGTACTCTGTACCAGGACTAATAGATCACTTCTAATGGCATATGATCTAGGCCTTGGAATGGGCGAAGCGATTGGTGGCTTACTTGGTTTCATGGGCACCAAGTCTACCAATATAGCTTCTGCCCAACAAGCCGATAAACAAATGGCTTTTCAAGAACGAATGTCCTCAACCGCTCATCAACGTCAAGTCGCTGACTTGCGTAAAGCGGGCTTAAATCCAATTCTTTCATCTAAATACGGGGGATCTTCTACCCCCGGCGGTGCTATGGCACAAATGAAAGATCCTACCGCATCAGCTGTACAAGCTATGCGTCAACGTCAAGAACTATCTAACATGAGAAATCAAAATCAATTAATATCTGACCAATCTGCTCTAGCATCAATACAATCTGATGTTGCTATGAATCAATTTCAATCTACTCTTGGCGACGCCAAAAGAGGTTTAATACAATCTAGATATTATCAATCTAAAGCTGGTAAAGCCGCTTACTTAGCACAGCTTGCTGGCTCAACTGCTAAATCTATATTAAATCCACTTAACACTCAAAGATAAGGAATAACTATGACTGCTAAAACTAAAAATCCCTCTAAAGTCAATAAATCGCACACAACTCTGTTCCGCTCTGCTTACTCGCCACCAGTACGCTCTCAATTCACTACTACTGACTCAAGAACTGAACAATCGCACAAAGAAGAATGTGATATTAATCAAATTCTTTCTAAATATATAAAAACCGGTGTCCTAGCACACCAAAAACAATACGCCCCACAATATGGGGATTACACATCAACAGACTTCCATGAAGCTCAAAACATCATCGCTACTGCTATGTCGATGTTTCAGGAACTACCCGCCAAAGTGCGCAACCACTTTGATAACGATCCAGCTAAATTCCTCGACTTCGCGGGAGATGAAAATAACATGGAGGCCATGGCTATGATGGGTCTCACAGACCACATGCCTAAAGAGGCTAAAACTAAACCTGTAGTTAGTCCTAGTAACGGCGAAGCTGTACCAGGACAAACTACGGAAGCTGATGAAAATCAGCGCGATAAGACAGTTGCTACTTGATACAACTGTCCGGACTGACACCAGTCAGTCCAAATACTAACCATTACCGGAGGTAATACAATGAAAAGACGAATGAAAATGAGTCGTAACAAATCTAAAAAACTTTTTAGAAAAACTGCATCACGCACACACAAAAAGAAC